ATCCACATACAGAAGACAACATCATCCGTGTCTCTTTTGCAAACAAAGAGAGATCGTTTCCAATTGCCAACGCAAACTGTAAACCTGAAAAATTCGCTGTCAAAGCCATCGAAAAAGTTCTTGGTCCACAAGCCGCAGAAAAAGTTAAGAATAACTTTAAGCGAGCTGAAACCAATAATGATGAGCTTATCAAAGACATGCTACGTTTTAATGGTCCCACTGTTCCACGTTCAGATTCGCCGTCCTACAATAAGGCATTAAAGTTACTTGAGAATAAACTTTCAAGTGAAGCGCCACTCAAAACTGTTCACTATACAGGTGTGAGAATGTATGACATGAATATGTCCGGTTCAGCCGAGCTACCATACTGTGTAGACAAAGATTTTAAATCTTTCGTCAAACATAGATACGACGTAGGCGAAATTAAAGACCAACGCCTCACCAAAGGTAATGGTTATGACATGATTTTGAGAAAAAATCGTGGCCAGGTCCACCAGATCAAACACTCCGAATTGCCATCTCATAAGTTAAATTATGATATTCGCATGCACGCCCGATCACATCTAACATCATCCGATGTAAAAGACAAAGTTCGTGCTGTTTATGGAGTATGCACATTAATGTTACACATAGAGGTAATGTTATTATGGCCATTAATCGCCAGATTAAAATCTCAAGCTGATCCATTTATCGCTTGGGGATTTGAAACTTTCCGTGGAGGCTTAGAGAGATTAAGGCAGAATGTGTCCCCTTTCAAATTACACATTTCGCTTGACTTCTCTTGTTTTGATAAACTTATACCTTATTGGGTTGTAGATGACATTCACAACTTATGGTATAACTTATACGAAATTGGCCCCTACTACAAGGACGACCCACGTTACCAGACTCCCTTTGGGCGACCTGATAAGATTAATAATTTATGGAAATTCATGAATTATTATTTCAAAAATTCAGCTTATCGCGCTCCTGATGGATCAAGGTACATTCGAAGGCATTCCGGCATTCCTTCTGGGTTATTACAAACGCAATTACTTGGTAGCTGCGTTAATTTCGTAATTATCGCTTCCGCACTCTTCAGTCTTGGCCTAGAATCTTATCAATTCTATATCAAGGTAATGGGTGACGATTCATGCATTTCACTTAACTGTGACTTTAATGTGGATTTCGTCATTCAGTACATTACTGAGTACGCAAAAAAGAACTTTAATGCAATAATCAACATTCCAAAGACACACGTGTCTGTTGGGACTCATTCGCTTCAATTCTTATCATATAAGTTTGAAAACGGGGCAGTCACTAGAGCTAATCTAGATCTGCTAGGGAAGTTAGTGTATCCTGAAAAGGCTCACTTTACTCTCGGTTCCACCAAAGCACGCGCCATTGGAATATTGATGGCTAATCTCGGCATTGATGAAGGTGTACACCTCGTTTGTTTGGATATCATCCGAACTCTCGACGCTGTAGAGCCAACATTTTCTGATCTAAATTGGTTTGACCGTCAACAGGTACAATTTTACCTTGACAATTTTAAGTCAATTCCAACAAGAGACGAATTGTTTAAGCTCGCACGCACTCCAACACCATATGCAGGAGACGTCAATTGGCAAAAGTTCTTACGTTAGGTTGCCTCGTACTAGCTAAGTAACTAAATCTCAATTGCTTTTTTTTTCTTGAGTTCTAGGTTCCTTCGAGGGAATTATTTTTACGAATAGAAAAGGCTTTTGAGGCTCCCCACTAGCGTGGAGTTATGTTGGCTGGTTTAGCAACCGATTATTAGGGGTATATAATATAATAACAACGGAT